CCCAGGTGTTTGCTGAGCGTACATGCGTAGTACATAGTGTACAAAAGTGCAGTCGTTATCTGTTAGTTTAATATTTTTCATTTACTTATTGTTATTACTAGTTGAAAAGGATTTGGCTGCTCAACTTGTACTTGAGCTTCTCTGTCTTTGTATTCTTGAAGCGTATTTATTAGTTCTTTAAAATTCATTTTGCATAGTTTTTAAGGTAATAGTTTAACATAAAGTTTAATCTTGTTATTGGTGAATATATAAGCGCACGAGCTTTAGTCATACCTCTTGAAGTATACAACTCACCATTGTCTCTTTGCCATACGCATCTGTAATTTTGCTCGTATGTAGGATTTAGTTGATACGCTCTGTCTGCACCGTTTTGCTTACGTACATAACCTGACTTGAAACAAGCAATGCGTAGTCGAGGTAAGTCTTTCCACCACGTACTACCTCTTTTTTCTTCAAACCACTTAAGTCTTTCTTTAGTATATGCAGGTACAGGAAACTCAAACTCACGAGTTTCATTTTTAGCTTGCCGCTGTGTTGTTACTTCTCTGATTCCGTAGTCGATAAGCAGACGCTTTACGAACTGTTCTTCGAGCAGAAACTGCTCTTTTTGCCAATTTGTCATAGGGTTTTTATTAATTTTAGTTGTTCTACTGTAAATTTCTTTGTATTATCTCGCCACATACGGTTGTGAGTGAACTTTCTAGCTTTTGAAAAGGTAGATTTCTGTCTAGTTACAACTCGATTGTACTCGACATCTGTAAGTCCACTGCATAACCCGTCGTGTGCGTGCTTACGCCTATGCTCGCTTGCACGTAATTTCTTTTGCTGCTCTGCATAGACAAGCAGTTGTTTCATGTTAGTTACTACCATGGTAAGTCAACTTTTTCAACATAGGTAAGACCTTTGTAGTTAAACCATTCTGATTTACCTTCTTTGTCTGTATCTTCATTATAGATAAATGCGAAGGAATTTGGTAGCTCGCCGACATGGTAACCTTTGTAAGTTTTATTGCCGAGGCGAATGTGATTATTTGGTAAGAATTTTATTTGTTGCATAGTTTTGTTTATTATATTATCCAATAGTGTTTGTATTTTGTTTGTAACTAGAGACCTTCTTCATCATCATAGTAGCCTTCTAAGATCTCTTCAACATCTTGTGATGTGAAATAACCTTCGCCATACTGATTAATGTCTTCAGCTCTTTGCTTGATCTCATTGTATTTAGCCATTTTACCTGCCTCGAATGATGATGCAGCGATCTCTTGCGCTATATTATTACTTATTGTGTAGGAAGTAGCACATGCACCTACTATTATTATGGTTTTAATTATATTTTTCTTCATATTCTTTTGAATGTTATTTTATTAGATTTAAAAGCTAGTTGGTATTCTTTAACTAGTCTTATTGCTTCAATTCTATTGTCCGCTGTATCTACCACCTCAAAGTCTGGGTACTGTCCACCGCTGCTATTCCATATTATATTATATCTCATCTGAATTTTTTACTATATTATCATTGATTACTTGTAAGACTTCATCGCGTGTGATCTCGCCTTGTATTTGTTTTAGTATAAGAGAAGTCATATCGATCTCTTTGCCGTTAGTTATTTGTATAAATTGCATAGTTAATCTCCTTTATAAGTTAATGTTTTATAGAATTCACCTGCTGCTTTAGTAGACAGATCTCTCTTGATCTTGTATACTTCACGGTTATCTACATACTCATCAATTTGAGTGATCATATCTTGTTCTGTATTTGTAGAGAAAGACATAATGTGATAAGGATAGAAGTTGAAGTACTTGCAAGTGTAGGCAGAACATTTAGTGCCTTCGTAAGTCCACTCACGATATTCGTATGGTATATTTCTGTGTTGCATAGTTATATTATTTTAATAGAAATCATAGTATATGTCTAACACTTTAGACTTTTGCTCATCTGTAAGTTTAAGATAGTGTTTTTTATAAACTCTGAGTGATATTTTTAAGAGTGTGTAAGAAAAGTTAGACATAGTATTATGATTTTATTAGTTAGTATTTTATTATATTATCCAAAGGATATTGTATTCTGTTTGTAATTACCATCTTGTTACATCAGTGGATCCACCAATTTCTATTGGTAATGACTTGATTTTAAGTATGATAGTGTGTATGAATTTTCTCATATAAGTATTATTTATAAGTGTATAATTGTTTATTAGTTTAATTTATAGTTATAGTCTTGCACTGATTATCTCAGTGAGAAGTAAAGAAGTAGTATTATACTACCTCTTTATCTCTTAGTATTACAGGTACACTAGTTGAAGAAGTGTATGACTTGTATTTGATGAAACAATTCATGTCAGTTAACTTATCTTTCATGATTTCCCATACTTTGTCATGAGAATATTTGTATGTTTTACCATTTTTGAAAGTGACATTTATAGTAGTGTTAGTACCTATTAGTGATTGTCTTACGACAAATCTTTTTGAATTTAAAATTTGCATAGTATTAAATTATTATATTAGTATTTATTAGTTTATTATATTATCCAATTAAGAATGTATTTTGTTTGTAAAAAAAATCAAAATATTTTCAATCAAAAATTCAAATATATAACAAAAAAAACTATAAAAAGCCGGTAGGGCTGGCAAAAATCAATCAATTTTACAAATCTGTAGGAAGAAAACCAGGTAAATACAACACAATCTCTCGATACACGCTATGGGGCCTAGTTTTATATAGTGACATTAGCCTTATAAGGTATATAAGTAAGGGGCTTATGTCCTACTTTGTAACTTTCTCGCTTTATATGTGAGTATATATAGATATATGAGCACACTACAGTTTATGGGTCGTGGCGAGCTTGTTCCAAGACTGATTGCTCAGGTTGGTAACGAAGCATTTGCTAAAAACCTACTTAAGAAACGCGGACATATGAACGCAGATGGTACATTAACAGCGCAAGGTGAGAAAAGAAACCAAATGACAGCTGAAGAACGTGCGTTTGACAGAGCTGGTGAAAGCATACATACTCACGAATATAACCCAGAAACAAACAGATTAGAAAAAATTAAGTAAATATGGCAATAATTAACTCTTACCCTACAGTAACGCCAGCGGATAGTGATCTGGTTTTAATAACAGACACATCGGTTGAAGGCAATCCAACTAAAACAGCTAGTGTAGGTAGTATACTATCGTTAGCTGATAGCTCTTATATTAAATCAGATAAAATTCAAGTAACTACAGCTGAACTAAGAACCTTACATACTACACCAAAGGTATTAGTTGATGTTACAGCGGGAAATCCTAAAGAAATATGCCAAGTATATAGTGTTGTTTTTGAGGTTAACGGCAATAGTGTCACAAATAATTTAGTTTTTCCAAATGATTTAACCATACAATCAAACAATGCAAGTCCTTGGAGTTACATTATACCCCAAGCAACGGCTAATTCTCAGCTTGTAACTTATTATGTTCCTTCATTAACAGCCGGAACAACAAATTTTGATACTGACGTAGTGCTTTCTTCAGCTGGAGCAGCTGTTGAAACTGGCACAGCTACCACCTCAATGACGGTTTGGATTACTTATAGAATATACAACATACAAGATTAACATATGGCGATAATATATAGTTATCCAGAAAAAACATCACCATCAGGTGAAGACTTCTTAGTTATAACCGATTCAGCTCAAGCGGCTCCTAATAAAAATCGGACAAAAAGTTTAACAGTAGATAATTTAGCATCGTATGTTGTTAGCGTAAGCGGAAATATTACTGGCGGTGGTACTTTAAACACTATACCTCTATTCACGCCCAATGGTGAAGAGATAGGTGATTCAATTATGACTTTCACAACTGGCCCAGATACAATTACCGTTGGCGGCAGATTAAGTACTACTGGTGATTTAGCTGTTCAAGGTCGTGCAGAGTTCAACGGTACATATGCTAGGTTCAATGGCGAAATAAGAGACGGTAGTAATCTTCCTGGAACAGCTGGTCAAGTGTTGACTTCAACCGGTGGTGGTGCAGTTGCTTGGGCTACAAATGCTAGTTCTGACACAACTTATGATCTTACAGGGGCAGTCACGGGTGGAAGTGATTATAAAGTAGTATTAACAGGATCCGATGGAACTGTAGATAATGTTACTTTTGAAGCAGGCACTGGTATTGTATTAGCAGATCAAGGAAGTAATACAGTTCAAGTGCAAGCTGTTAACAACGGTACAGTAACTTCTGTAGCGCTTACTATGCCAGCAGCTTTTTCAGTAGCAGGTTCACCTATAACATCGTCTGGAACTTTTGCAGTAACTGGAGCTGGTACGGCTTCTCAAGTTGTGTTAGGAGACGGCTCTCTTGGTTCATTACCAGGTGGTCCTTTCTTACCACTAGCTGGCGGAACAATGCTAGGTAATACATTACATGGTGATAATATAAAATCTATTTATGGCACAGGATTAGATTTAGAAATCTACAATGATGGCAGTAATAGTTATTTTGACAACAAAACAGCAGGCCAGAATTTAATAATTAATATTAACGAATTTAACGGCACAGAAAAATTTAAAGTTGTTGACACAAATTCAGCGGATACCTTAATGGAGCTTTCGCATATGGATTTTACAATATACAATGATGGTTCCCAAATAATAAAAGCTACTAATGCTGATATACAATTAGCTGAAACTTTAAAGCTCAGCAAAGGTATTACAAATTCACTTGAGCTTAAATCCTATACAGCAACAGCAGTTTCAACAACTGGTCCTATAGATCCAATTCAAAATAACTATGCTCCAACTCAAGACACGTTAGCCACGCTATGTGTTGATACAAGTGGTAACGTAGTAAGAGGAGAACAAGAAGCTACATTTACATTCACAACAGCTCAATTAAACGGTACGTTAGGTCAAACTTTAATATCGGCTCCAGGCGCGGGAAAAGCGGTTGTAATCACATATACAGACTATATGATGACATATACAACCACAGGATCAACAACTAATGATCTTGAAATAAGACAAGCTAATTTAGCTTCACCTACTGCTTCAGTATCAAGACTACCTTCTTTAAGATTTAATGAGATAGTTAATAATAGCCAAGCGGGAGTAGCACCATTTTATGGATTTTATACAAGAGATATACCTACTGGCGCTGGTTCTCAAGGTAGAACATACTCGGTAAACTCTCCAACTACAATAGGTAAAGTAAATGCTGGCACGTGGCCAGCTGGGCTAACAAGTGTATCTATAAAAATAAGATATAGAGTATTTGATGTAGCTACTTTTTAAATAAAGTAAAAATCACTAAAACCAAGTGAGTATATAAATATACCCGGCACGGGTGAGTGCAAACCAAACAATAACATAAAAACCAAAACCAATGACGTTTTTTTACGAGACTAATTCGTGGACTAGTCAACCACAACCAACTGAAGACCGAATTAAACTATGGAACCATATAGCTAATAAAGCAAACTGGCGCATAGTTCAATTACCAAACGGTTATTACCAAACAGAATACCAAGATCTTCGTGAAGAAGAAACCTGGAAGGATGTTACGCGGCGAGAGACAATGGAAGCTGCTGAAACTTCAATAGATAAAACTATTGAACACTACAAAAAGAAAGTTGAATTTTTAAACGGACCTAAAGTAGTTAAGACCTTTAAATAAAACCAATACAATTAAATTTAATCTAATCAAATATGTCAGACGCAATAGTCAAAAATCTTAACTTCGGCGAAGATGCTAGAGTTAATGTATTTAAAGGAATTGAAAAATTAACGCAAGCTGTTAGTTCCACACTTGGAGCTAGCGGCAAATGCGTTATGTTAGAGGATCACACTGGAAGACCAATCATAACTAAAGATGGTGTAACAGTTGCAGATTCTATAATCTTACGAGACCCAGTAGAAAACATGGGTGCAACGCTTTTAAAAGAAGCAGCTCGTAAAACAGTACAAGAAGCCGGCGACGGAACCACTACAGCTACAGTGCTTGCTCATGCAATACTTGAAGAAGCTTACAAAGTGGCTAACAAAACAAACTCAAGAGAGTTAAAAGACGGTATTAATTCAGCCGTTGAAAAAGTAGTTAAGTATTTAAAACTACTTACAGTGGATGTCAAAGGTAGTATGATAGATCAAATTGCTACTATATCTACAAACAATGATCCTTTGCTTGGTAAGATTATTGCAGATGCTTTTAGATCTGTAGATAACACAGGTGTGGTTATGATGGAAACAGCTTCAGATGGTAAAACATATGTAGAAGTTGTTGATGGTGTTCAATATGACAAAGGTCTTAAGAACTCACACTTCGTAACTAATCAAGCAACTAAAACTGCTGAACTAGAAAATCCACTAGTGCTTTTACTAGAATCACCAGTTGATACAATACGACAGATTCAATCTGTGCTAGAGTACGTAATAAAAAACAACAAACCTTTGCTTATTATAGGCGATTTAGAACAAGGTGTTTTATCCGCTCTAGCTATGAATAAAATGAAAGGCAACATTAAAGTAAATGTTATTGATGCTCCAACATTTGGAATAAGCAAACAACAGATGCTACAAGACCTTTCACTGCTTACTGGTGCCACTATTATAAATGAAGACTTAGGTGATGATATGGAAATGATACAGCCTGAGCATTTAGGTACTTGTGTTAAAAGTGTTACATCACATGAAGATACAATACTGCAGGTAGAAGAATCACCAGAAGAAGTTATAGAAGTTATAGATGAAATTAAATCTAAACTTTCTAAAGAAAAAAATCCTAATAAGCTTATAAAGCTTGAAAAAAGATTAGCCATGCTGTCTGCTAAAATAGCAATAGTTAAAGTAGGTGCTAATTCAGAAATAGAATTAAAAGAAAAAACAGATAGAGTAGAAGATGCTATCTGTGCTACTAAAGCTGCTATCAAAGAAGGGATTGTTCCTGGTGGTGGTATTGCTCTATTAAACGCTGCAACGAATATAACAGCCAAGTCAATAGGTGAAACAGTTTTATTAGAAGCTATAAAAGCCCCTTTTAAAACTATACTTGAAAACGCAGGTGTTCAAGATGTTGAAACACCAACTAGAAAAGGACAAGGCTACAATGTGGTTACAGGAAAAATGGTAAATATGATTAAGTCGGGTATTATAGATCCACTACTAGTCACCAAGAGCGCTCTTCAAAATGCAGCTTCTGTAGCAACAACAATATTATCTACTGATTGTGTAATTAATAATTTAAGAATTGATGAAAGCAATAGGTAGAAACTTAATAATAAATAAAGCAAAAGAAGGTACTACTAAAACAACTGGTGGTCTTTTACTTGCTGAAAGCCAAAGAGACGATATACGTTATATTCAGGCTACAGTAGTTTCTGCAGGAGACGAAGTAGCAGGTGTTAAACCAAACGATGTAATATACTTTGATCGTCACGCTGGCCACAAGATAGAAGTTGATAAAGAATCTTATCACGTTATAAAATCAGGTGACATAGTCGTTGTATTATGAGATTAGACGCTAGTGACATTAGAGAGCTAAACCTCTTGAAACACTACCGCATTATAAGAAAATGGGCTTGTCGTAACAATGATTTAAACGATGCAGATCTAGAACTTCTTATATACCTTGATTGTATGGAGTTTTTCACTAAGAAAGACTTTGAGATGGGAGTTTATTCTTATAGCTGGGATAACCGGCGCTGGAATAGGTTGCTAAAGCAGGACTGGATTAAAGTATGGAGACATAGAAACAGGACTACTCAGAAATACCATATATATAAAGTATCTTTTAAAGGCAAGCAGCTTATAAGTAGAATATATAGAATAATGCTAGGCGAAGAAGATATAAACACAGGTAGACGAAACAAGATAATTAATGGCGAAACATACACCGACAAGGTTATGACTAAAGCTATTTACAATGTAAACAAAGATAAGAATAGATGAGTATATTTAGAAATATCGCAGGCGCTATTGGAGGTAGACTTGGAGGTGGAGGCTTGGAGCGAATTAAATCCCTACTTGCTCGTCGAAGAGCCGCAAAAGGAGTCATGAATAATAGATTCTCTAGCGCTGGTGCTATTGGCGCCATCGGTGGTTTAATTGGTGGTGGCAGTGAAGTTGACAATTACATGGACTCGTTTGATCAAAAAACAATGCAAGCAAATCCCTATGGAGGCGCTTCAACTGAGGTGGCTGCTTCTGTTAATTCTGGAGCTGAAAAAATGCAAGCTATTAGAGCAAATGAATTTATGAATAACGCTTCATCAATACCAAGGCCTTTTGCACCTAATCCTCAAGCATTTGGAGCAAGTAAATTTAAAGCAGAAGCTTCTTCAGATCCATTTAATACTTTTGAAGGTCCAACTGCTGCTGAACGGGCCGAACAAGCAAGGATCCTAAAAATGCAGAAATATAGTATGGGCTTAAGTCATCAAACTAGAGGTAGTACTGTAGATGATGCTTTTACTAGAATGGGTGGAACTCTCGGCCAGGAAGCTAGAACTGATAACATTGCGGCAACAGATTATGGGGCACTAGGTCATACTATGTCTAATAATTTAAAATATGCAAATTTATTCGCCGGAACTGGCTCTGGTATATATTTAAAAAAACAAAAATAAAAATTATGCACAAAACAGATCAAAACTACAATGCTACAATGGCATCTAAAAATGTTCATGGAGTAGTTGGAGAAAATTCAATATGGGACGGACCATTAGATCAGACTGGAAGACCACATGGTGTGGGTTCTAGTTCTGGTATAAAAGGCATGCAAGTGCTAAAGGCTAAAAGCTACTACAAAGGATTACCAATTACTGAATGCGCTAAAGGATATAAATAATGTATAGATCACCATTTTTTAAAAAAGAAGAAGAGCAGGATATAAATATCAAAGAAAAAAACGAAGGTAAATTCACTGATTGGATTAAAGAGAATATGCCTGGTAAATCTACTTGCGAAGCAGCTACAGCTGTAATGAAGAATAAAGACAAATACACAACGCGTGTTATGAAAATGGCAAACTTCGCTAAGAACTTTGCTTGTAAAAAGAAATAAGTTATGACACAATTTAGAGACGGCTTTATGATGAAGTCACCACTACCTAAGCATCAACAGAAATTTTACGATAAAGCTAGAGAGCTTTCAGAAAAATCTGGAACACCTGGAGATTACAATAGAGATGATCCTAAAGTAAATGAACAATTAGCTAAAGCAGAAGAAGCTGAAAAATCACACGAATCAGATTCACCAGCGCAAATGGCTACAGCTTCATATAGAAGAACACCAATGGATACTGAAACTTATTATGGCGGCGAAATAGACGTGCCAGATATTACTTCAGTTGGCACACTTGCTGGGGCTGCCATTGACTCCTTAGAAAGTGGAGGCGAAAAAAAAGGTGGAAAAAGTTTTGAAACCGCCTTGGGTAATAGACTAAGTAAAAAAAATCCATGCCCCGCAGGTTATAAAATGGAAAATGGTAAATGCACAAAAGAATAAATTATGGGATATAAAAAAGGACATTGGGGTGAATATACTGGTAACGCAAAATGGTCAAGAGACCACGCCCACACAAAAGTTACAAGCAAAAATTATGACGATGCAGTAAAAGATGACGCTGCACATATTGATTATTTAAAGCGAGACGTGCTTTATGATGATCATCATGGTCATAGCGATGAAAAAATGACTGCTGATGAAAAACATATTTCTAAATTAGCAGGCGATATGAAGTATGACAAAGAGCATCATAGTTCACCAGCAAAACACGTAATACCACACTCTCATGGAGCTAAAACTGGAACAGCTAAAAGGTTAGAACCAGTTCCAATGCCAGAGAAAATGGGAAAAAAGAAATATTCAAAAAAATTATAAACATTATGCCACATCATCCAAAAGGTCATTCTATGACTAAAAAACTAGAAAAGCTACCTAAAAAAAGAATGACTAAAAAACTAGAAAAGCTACCTAAACAAAAAATCAAAAAAGCTGTAAAAGGAATAGCAAAAGAGTCTATTCAAGAAGGATTGCAAGAAATGGCTAAAAGAATAAATAGAAGAGTTGCCAATAACTTTTTTGCCATAGAATCAGGTGCTGCTGCTGCAAAAGCTGCGCAAAAACTAGGTACAAAACAAATCCTTGCAGAAAAATTAACAAAAAACCCAATTGATATGAAGTATGGAAAAGGTCCTCACATGGGTCACTCGCCAGCGGAAATGGGTCATAGCCCAATGAAAAAAGAATCTGCAAAACAAGAAAGAAAAGATTTAATGCAAGATAACCCAATAGCTAAGCACGCTAGCGGAGGATCATGGATGTCAAAGCATTCAAAGTCTGCTTTTCAAATGGGACACAGTCCACTTGAAAAAAAAGTAAAAGTTAACTACAAAGGAAAAGAGTTAACTTTAGATGATAGAAGCCAAGAGTATAAATATATAATGAAACCCAAAGAAAACAAACAAGTTAAAACTGAAGCTGTCATGGACAGATTTGGCACTAATTATACTGGTTTAAAGAAATCATAAATAAACAGTAGGGATCTGTAAAACCCAGCCAAACAAATAACACTAACACTAACACTAACACTAACACAAAATGGCACAATTTTTAAAAGTAAATGCAGGACCTGTAGCAGATGACGGCATTGAAACACTAATTCAAATCGCAGAAATAGGAGGAGTTACAAGCATAACAAATGCAACAAACGTTACTACTCTTACAATTCAAATGCGTAATCCAAAAACTACAGGAACTTACGTAATAAAAGTACCTGGAGAAACAGGAGGAGCAACTGGATATACATCTGCTTTAAGAGAAAAAGATTTAGCTGATGAATACAACAAGGCTTTAACAGCAAATCCAGGAGGCGTAGTATCTACATTAGGTTCTGTACCAGCTCTTAAGCAAGCCCCAGCGGCTCAATCAGGGCAAGATGGAAAAATCCTTATTACTCAACCTGCAACGTGGGCTCAATACACAACTTGTATTTACACTCCGTAAATTATGAAATCAACAGGTTTAGGAGACAGCGTAGAGAAGTTTACTAAAGCTACTGGTATCAAAAAAATGGTAGACACAGTTAGCAAGGGACTAAACATCCCTTGCGGTTGTGCTGCTAGAAAAGGAGCATTAAATAAAATGTTTCCTTATAAACAATAACTATGGCTTTTAAACTTAATAATCCTCCTTATAAATTAGATAACACTCCAATATATCATGTGGATATGGAAGACGGTGTTATGGGTAAAGCCAATAATAATGGTACAATTATTATAAACAAAAATGTAGACCCTTCAAGAACACAAGATGTTATAGACCACGAAATGGTGCATATAGACCAAATGAAACGTGGTGATCTTAATTATGATGATGAAAACGTTTACTGGAAAGGTAAAAAATATCCTAGAAGTAAAATGAACGAAGGAGCAAAAAACTTGCCTTGGGAAGCCGAGGCTTATAGAAATGCCTAAAAAGAAATTTAAAGATACAACTGTTGGAAAGCTTTTATTTGGAGCTGCATCAGTTATAAATCCTACACTGGGAAATGTACTCCAAGGCGTAATGTCACCACAGGAAGCAATTGCTGAAATAACTAAAGCAGATGTTTCTAATGATGACAAAATAAAATTACAACAATTAATATACGAACAGCAAAATAAAGAAATAGAAGCCATAACAACTCGTTGGCAAGCAGATTCAATGTCTGACTCTTGGCTTTCAAAAAATGTACGCCCACTAGTTTTAGTGTGGTGTATTACTATTTTTTCATTAGCTGGTATATTAGATAGTGTTGAAACTATACCATTTGAAATAAATTCACTATGGAACGACACTTTTGAAAAAGTAATGATGGCTGTAGTCTTGGCTTATTTCGGCGGACGCACAACAGAAAAAGCAACAAATATATTTAAAAAATAAAAAACAAATAAAATGGGACAATACGCAGGACAACCAGACTTTGCAACTAGAGCGGTAAGTATCGGCAAGAGTGACGATATAACACCAGACAAATTTTTAGACGGAGCCGCTATATACGTAGGAGTTGGTGGAACTTTAAACGTAATAATGGCAGGAACAGTAGGGAAAAGTGAAATAACGGAACTTGTGTCACCTGGTTATAGTGGATCTAATGGAACAGGATATGGAAATGATACTGGAAGAGGAACTACAGTAGTATCTGGAAACGGAGATGGAAATTTAACAGTAGATATAACTCAAGTAAATGGTGTTATAAATACTATTGTTGTAAACGTGGCTGGATCTGGATATGTTAATGGAGATTTAATAAGAGTGGATGGTGGTGATGATAATGCAGTGTTTAGAGTTGTAGCAGTGCCTGGACCTCCAACAGCTGCAGACGCTGTGGTGTTTGATGGTATTCAAAATGGATCTTTTACACCAATTATAGTAGACTACGTGTTATCTACAGACACATCGGCTGGCAAACTAGTGGCAGTATATTAATATGGGTTGGATAGGTATAGCTGGTGGTAATGCAATGGGAAGAGCTCCTCAAGATCCTTACACTCCAGAGCAGTATAATGCTGTATTGCAATTTTTTCAACAAAACTCAGGTAATTTTTACACAGTAAATGAAGTAGATGAAGGAGCTGAAGTTGGAAGCGAAGGAACAACACAAGCTATAATAGATGCTCAACTTGAAGATCCTAAAACGGGGGTTAGACAGGATCCTAAGTCAGGCAAGTATGGAATACCTAAAAAAGGAAAGAAGTAGGTAACTATATAATTATAAAACAATTAAATTAAATCAAATGGCAAAAATTACAGAAGAACAACTTAAAAAAGTTGTAGAACAAAACAAAGAACTAGAAGACACTGTTCTTGAGATAGGTATTTTAGAAAGTAAAAAACATGCATTACTTCACAAGGTTGCTGACGTCAATAAAGTTCTAGAAGAATTTAAAAAAGAACTTGAAGAAGAATACGGTAAAATATCTATAGATCTTAAAACCGGTGAGTACACTGAAATAACTGAAGAGGCGTAATGGATTCAGTTATAAGAAAAATTAGTATAGGTTCTGATTACAAAAATGACGCTATGCACTACTCTGTAGGTCAGCAGGTTTATGGAGGTCACGAAATAGCTTATATTCTGTTTAATGATACTGATGGATCTTATAATATTCATATAAAGAAAAAAGACGAGGTATTGCCGTGGAAGAAGTTTAATTCTAACATGGCTGTATCTGTTGAGTATGATTTAGAATATTAATGAAAAGCTTATATGATTTTATCGTCAAGCCACTTGGTGATAAATATAAAAACACAGTTAAAATAGCGGGTAAAGACGTTATTGTCAATACTAAAATTGAAAACTGGAAGTTTGTAAACCGTTTAGCAGAGGTGGTAAAAACACCATTAGCTTTTAAATCCGGTATTAAAAAAGGTGATATAATTGTTATACACCAAAATGTATTTAGAACCTTTTACGACATGAAAGGTAATAAAAAGAAAAGCAGATCTTATTTTGAAAATGATTTGTATTTCTGTAGCCTTGACCAGGTTTATTTATATAAAAATAAAAACGGTTGGAACACTGTTGGTGACAGATGTTTTATAACACCTATAAAAAGTAATGATTCTCTAACGCTTGATAAAGAGCGTAAGCTTGTTGGTATATTAAAATATGGCAATAAGTCCTTAGAAGCGCTAGAAATAAACCCAGGAGACCTAGTTGGCTATACGCCTAATGGCGAATGGGAATTTTTAGTTGAAGGAAAAAGACTTTACTGTATGAAATCTAATGATATTGTAATTAAGTATGAACACCAAGGAAACGAAGAAGAATATAATCCAAGCTGGGCAGCGAGCAGTTGAGGAGTTAATCAAAGTAGCTAAAGAAGCTATTGTTGATTCAGATGATGATATATCAGCTGACAGACTTAAAAACGCGGCAGCCACAAAAAAGCTAGCTATATTCGATGCCTTTGAAATACTTAATCGCATTGAAGAAGAAGAAAACTTATTAAACGAAAAACCTAAAGAAGTTAAGGAAGAAAGAACTTTTAAAGGTTTTGCTGAAGGTAGATCTAAGAAATAATGTACGAACAAACGTTATATAAAATTTTAAAAGATCACATAAAGCCTAAGGTTTTAAAACGTACGAACCGTTATAAAAAATGGGAGTACGGTTATAACAAAGAGCACGATATTGTTATAATAAGTAAAGACGGTACAATAGGTGATATATACGAAATACAAAACTTAAAAATAGCTTTACCTAAAGTTAAAGAAGTACATGGGTTTGAAACGGATAAATGGGAATATACAGAATATCCTAAAGTATTAAAAAAAATAAAGTCTGTATTTGATTGGGAGGAATATCCTTTAGACTTTAAAGAAAAATGGTATGATTACATCGATAATGAATTTACTAGAAGAGAAAAAGGTTTTTGGTTTTATAACAAAGGCATTTCTACTTATATCACTGGCACTCATTATATGTACTTGCAGTGGAGTAAAATTGATGTCGGTCAACCAGACTTTCGCGAAGCAAACAGGTTATTTTACATCTTTTGGGAGGCTTGTAAGGCCGATGCCCGTTGTTATGGATTGTGCTACCTTAAGAATAGACGATCTGGATTTTCATTTATGGCATCAGGCGAGGTGGTTAACCTGGCAACCATATCCTCTGACTCTAGATATGGAATATTATCGAAGAGTGGACCAGATGCGAAGAAGATGTTCACGGATAAGGTTGTACCAATATCAGTTAATTACCCCTTCTTTTTTAAACCGATTCAGGACGGTATGGACCGCCCCAAGACCGAGCTCGCGTATAGCGTACCCGCGACCAAATACACCCGTAAGAAACTCGAGACCAACGAGACCCTCAGAGAACTCGACGGCCTTGACACCACGATCGACTGGAAGAATACCGGTGACAACTCGTACGACGGTGAGAAACTCAAACTACTCGTCCACGACGAAAGCGGTAAATGGGAGCGTCCGACGAACATCCTCAACAACTGGAGGGTTACGAAAACGTGTCTACGATTAGGAAGTAGAGTTATAGGTAAATGTATGATGGGTTCAACAAGCAACTCATTAGATAAAGGTGGAGACAATTTTAAAAAACTATACAATGACTCAGACGTCACTCAACGAAATGCGAATGGACAAACTCGCTCTGGATTATATAGCTTGTTTATACCTATGGAGTGGAATTACGAAGGATACATTGATTCTCATGGATTACCTGTCTTCGATACACCGAAGAAACCAAAGCGAGGACCTCAGGGTGAAACAATTGATTTAGGCGTAATAGAGTATTGGAACAACGAGGTTGAAGGTCTTAAACAAGATCAAGATGCTTTAAATGAATTCTATAGACAGTTTCCGCGCACAACTAAGCATGCTTTTAGAGACGAATCAAAAGAATCTTTATTTAATCTAACTAAAATATATGAGCAAATTGACTTTAATGAAGATCTTAGAAACTCTATAAATATTACAAAAGGTAACTTTATGTGGCGCGACGGTGTCCAAGACAGTCAAGTTTTATTCATGCCAAACACTAATGGCAGATTTTTAATAACGTGGGTTCCACCTGTTAATATGCAAAATGCAGTAATAACAAAAGGAGGTATTAAATATCCTTTAAATGAAAATTTAGGGGCTTTTGGTTGTGATCCTTATGATATATCTGGAACTGTAGACAAAAGAGGGTCTAAAGGATCTTTACACGGTCTTACAAAATTTTCAATGACAGACACGCCTCCAAACCATTTCTTTTTAGAATATATAGCTAGACCTCAAACAGCGGAAATATTTTTTGAAGATGTACTTATGGCTTGTATTTTTTACGGAATGCCAATTCTTGCAGAAAATAACAAACCAAGACTCTTATATCATTTTAAAAGAAGAGGTTATAGAGGTTTTTCAATGAATAGACCTGATAGAAAAAGAAACAAACTTTCTGTAACGGAAAGAGAGTTAGGTGGTATACCTAATTCAAGTGAAGATATTAAGCAAGCTCATGCCGCAGCTATAGAATCTTATATAGAGGATTTTGTTGGTTTAAAAGAAACTGGATACGGTGATGTTTATTTTCAAAGAACATTAGAAGACTGGGCGAAGTTTAATATAAACAATAGAACAAAACATGATGCTTCTATAAGCTCTGGGTTAGCGTTAATGGCGTGTAATAAGCATAGATATGCTCCAAGTGCGCCCCGCAAACTGCAGTCGGTTGATTTAGGTATAAAAAAATACGACAACAAAGGAGTTACATCAAAAATAATAAGTTAAATGGGTATATACACCAATACTAGAAGTGCGTTTCCTAGCCAAGTCGTTAGCGAGCAAGAGAAGTCAAGCCTTGAATATGGAAAGCAAGTTGCACAAGCCATAGAAGGCGAATGGTTTAATCAAGGTAGAACAACAGGGAATAGGTATATAACTAATTGGAATAATTTTAATCAATTAAGACTTTACGCAAGAGGCGAGCAAAGTGTTCAAAAATATAAAGATGAATTATCTATTAATGGTGATTTGTCTTATCTTAATTTAGACTGGACGCCTGTTCCTATTTTATCTAAGTTTGTAGATATAGTTGTAAATGGAATATCTCAAAAAAAATATGAAATAAAAGCATATGCTCAAGATCCTGAATCCGTAAAGAAAAGAACAGATTATGCTTCAATGCTTTATGAAGATATGATATCTCAAGAATATTTACAAATTCTTCAAGAAACATTAGGCATAGACGCTTATCAGTCTCCTAGCAAAAAAGTTGTTCCAGAGTCTAAAGAAGAACTAGAACTTCACATGCAGTTAAGCTATAAGCAGTCTATAGAAATAGCTCAAGAAGAAGCTATATCTTCTGTAATGGATCAAAACAAATATAACTTAACAAGGCGTAGGTTAAATATGGATTTAGCTGTCTGCGGTATTGCAGCTGTTAAAACTAATTTCAATACTGCTAATGGAGTTACTGTTGATTATGTTGACCCAGCATATATGGTTTATTCTTACACTGAAGATCCTAATTTTGAAGATATATATTACGTAGGTGAGGTAAAGTCTATAACTATACCAGAACTTAAGAAAGAATTTCCAAATATACCAAAAGATGAACTAGAGCGTATTCAAAACATGCCTGGTAATAAATCTTATATAACTGGCTACGGTAACTATGACAATAATACTGTTCAAGTTTTATATTTTGATTACAAAACTTATAATGATCAAGTTTTTAAAATAAAACAAACAGAGCAAGGGTTGATGAAAGCTATTGAAAAAGACGATAGTTTTAACCCACCCGAAAGTGATATGTTTGAAAAAGTTTCGCGCTCTATTGAGGTTTTATACAGTGGAGCTAAAGTGCTAGGCACAAACACTATGCTTAAATGGGAGCTATCTAAAAATATGTCTAGACCAATGTCAGACACTACTAAAGTTAGAATGAACTATGCTATATGTGCGCCTAGAATATATAAAGGTAGAATAGAATCTTTAGTCGGAAGATG